TATTGGAAAGAAAAGAACCTGTGAATACATCAAATTCCGCAACATTTGAACCAATCTGACCCTTACTCCATGCATCGTTTTCAGGCCTGCCCTGGAGAGTCTGCCTTGCGGCAAGGTCTTTAGAGAAGGTTAACTGATCACGATCATTAAGAATAAAGCATCTCTGGGTATGATGAGCCTGCCTTTCGTTCATTATCGCTTGTGCTTCAGCAATAAATTCATACCCGCTTGTCACATTTGAACGATAAAACAAAGACCCCTGTGTAATTATCGCATCAGAAATAGCCTTATTAAGAACCGTTCCCTGTGTTCTTCCTGAAGCTTCTCCGGCACGTTCCCAGAAACGGAGTGTTCTCATCTTGTCGGCTCTCTGCTTAGTTAAATCACCATGAGGATCACCAAGAACCGCTGGATATGTTTCCTCAATTATTCCCTGTTCCTGTCCTGTCAAATCAAACCCTGTCAGATCAGGCCGGCTTTGCTGTATTGGATACCAAATGACATTATCTGCATTTACCATATCTTCAGCATTTGGCGTATCAAGACTAACAAGATCAACCATCTGCATCGGATATTCAAATGTCTCCTTTGCCTTTTCAAACATTACCTGTGCTATTTTACCTGCGCTTAAACCCATTATTTCCTCTCTTTACCTAATCACTTTAACCAGCCCTTTGTATCAATGCCTTTGGCTTTTGCTGCCTTTCGGATTTCATAAGCCTTCTGAGGGTTTTTATCGATAGCCTCATCATGTTCTTTTTTTGAAACCTTAACATTAGGCTTTATAGCATCATCACCAGGAGCATTATTAGCCGGACCGGGAGCCTGTGATTTCGGTTTAATTTTATTGGTTAATTTCGATTTTTGTTCACCTAAGAATATTGCTGCTTTCAGTCCTGTTTTGTCACTTATCAAGAGAGATTTAAACTTATTCAAAGCGTTTTCATTTCTCCCAAGAAAATACATGACTTTTTCAGAACCTTCACCCAAATCAGATATTAATCTATCTGTAACAGCATCACCGCCTTTTGGGTAAATTGTTTCAACAGCATCCCGAACGATCTTCTCAGACTGTACGAATATTTCAGACTTTATGCCATGATCAGTAGTAAGGGCATCCGCTCTCGCATAGTGTTCATTTACAGCCGTATCAATAGTCTCTTTAGTCTGAGCTACGGCAGTTTCCTGAGTACGCTGTATAGTACTCTGGTTTATATTATACTCAATTAAATCCTGAGTATATTTAGCCATTGCCGTGTGAAACTCCGTATCACTGTCAAAATCATCATAAACCGGGACTTGTAAGGTGGTTGGTGTCGGTGTAGTTTGTACAGCACCCCGCTTTAGGGCTTCATTCTCTACCCTTAATGCATCCCTTTCAGTTTCAGCATTAGTAGCCCGCTTTTTAATCTTAGTCCTTATGTCTATGTGATCGCCAAGTGATATGGTCTTGTCCGATGCATCCGCATCTTTTGACACATCCGTGTCGTCTTTCATCCAATCTTCAACGGGTTTCGCCTCAATGGGATTTCCGTCCTCATCAAGTTCAACCTCATCGGTATCGGTTTCCTCAATCTCAACAACTTCTTCGTTCTCAATTTCTTCATCAATATTTTCTGCTAATTCACTCATCTTTGCACCTCCATGCATTGCCTATCCAGGCGTTTTAGCCTTGTGAATTGCCACAAGTAGCATAAAAAAAGCCCACTAAATGCGTTATGCATCTAACAGGCTTCGTTTTTCGATCACCTATGTTAAATTGTAATTATAACTTTATTATGCTATCCGTTTCCGGGTCGTATATCATTCTGTTTTCAGCTGGGATTTCTTTTTCATTCATCATTTCCCCAACCTCTTTTAAGGTTTCCAACATGTCTTTGGTTTTTCTTGCCTCATCAAAAGATATTACATTGTTCATAGTTTGATAGTCTCCTCTTTCCTCAATAACACTATCTTACCATTCTCAAACGATAATGTCAACTTCCCGTAAAACTTCCGGGCAATTAAATCCTTGATTATTTTAATGATTTCGTTCATTTCTTTTTCTTTCCACAGAATTTACATTTTGTTTTCATATTATTATGCCATTATCTGTTTAACTAATTCATCATCTTCCATGCCATCAAACGGGTTCTGTATTTCTTTAACCTTTATAATATTATCAAGCTGTTTGCCCTCAGTGTCAATATTCGTGTTGCTTATTTTAGCTCCGGCCTCATGTGCATCAATTTGTACTTCCATCCTGTCAGTTTTGACCCTTTGTGCTTCAAGTTGAATCTTCTGTTGTTCTATTATAACTTTAGCCTTGCTGATCTGGTCGGTCAACTGCATATTAATGCCTTCTCGTTTCTCTCGCATAACTGCAGCCTGACCTTTGAGCATTTCACCCTTGGCAAGTACCATATCGGCACTATCTTCTTTAGGCGTATTCTGTGCATTTTCAAGTGCTTCTTTTTCTTCATCAGTCTCAGGCTTCTTGAATCCGGTTACAACTAATTGTAAATTAGCATATTCCCTGATATCATCAAGGTCAACACCATCACTCAATTGAAGAATCTTTAACTGAATAGCTTTAAATTCCGGGTCCATCGGATTCATCTTTTCAAGCATCTTCTCAAGCCTGTCAATTGTCTGTTCTTTCTGGCTTGTGTAACTCGCTCCAATCTTTGAATATACGTCAAACTCAGCGTTTCTTAAATCATTAATAACTACAATCTTGCCGGTTTCTTCATCAATTACAGACTCCATTATCTCGGCTTCTTTTTTAGTTCCATCAGGCATTTCCATCTTAACCTTTCTTGGAACATCATAAATAACCGTTGCCATACCAGCATATACTATAGCATCCCTTCTTCGTGCATGTTTCCTATGCTCCTGATACACAACAGATTGTTTATCTAACCTTGCTGTTAATGCAAGAATCGCTTTACCTGATAAGTCCGGATCAGCTATGTCTTGAGGTATGCCAGGATTAACAACATCAGCAACAGCTTCAGTAGCCATTTGAGCAAGTGGTGCTAATACTGGAGGAATGTTTGGAGCATTAACAAATCCAACCGGACCATGCGTCAACTCTCTACCTTCAGCATCATGGCTATTCTGAAGTAAGTACGGATAATTATTATCAGCACCGGTAATTTCATACATCTGTTCAAACTTAGCAATCTGTGCCTGAGTAAATATAGGTTTATCTCTTGGTGAACTTGATGCTATTGTTCCCATGTATGAATAAATGAAGTTTCTCAATCGTTGCGGATCTTTAGCCAACCTTACACAACCTTCCCACCATTCTTCACCCTCAATCCAAGCATGTTCTCCATACTCAGGAATAACCGGAATGTTTTCACCGGGAATAACCTCACCCATTCTTTGTGGATCATCATCATTGCTTTTCTCACCGTTCAGGATTTCTTCACCAGATACTATATATTTTCTAACCTCCCATGATTCAATTGATTTCTCATCTTCAATCTCATATCCACTATCGATCATTTCATCCATAACACTTCTAAGCTCAGATTCTTTTACCTGTGTGCTTTCACCAAAAGGATCTGTAAGTGTTAGAATCTTATCCGTTATCTTTGTTCTGTGATAAAAGTTAGATACATATATTTTCTTGCTTTCTCCTTCACCAATCCAGGGAAAAGTATAAGAATGTTCGGGTACTTTAAAATTCGCACTCTCAACTGTTATATCATCAATATCTTCCCCGGTTAATTCTGCCTTGAGCTTCTTGTATCCATCTTCTGAATAAGCTACTAAAATAGACCAGTAATCAGCATCATTCTTATCTAAAAACTTGGAGTTAGGATCACAAAAAACATTGTTATTAGCTTCAAGTATCGGCCTGCGTTTGATTACCTGTTTCTTATCACCGTTTCGATTGCTTACATACTCAGTATATAATTCCCATGCACCCATACCACAGACAACACACTCTTGATCGGCATTATTGAAGGCCTCAATTGAATCATTATTATTAGCATCAGCCCGATACATACCATCAAGTACATCGGCTGCATCCTGCCTGTTCTCATCTTTAGGTTCAAAATCGTTCTGCACCGGGTTCTCAGCAAGATCAGACTGTATTTGCCTACCACCTTTCCGGACAACATTAAACTCCCCACGAAAACCTAACTGAACATCATCATAATACCCTTCACCCCATTGATCCATCCAATAGAAGGTAGTATCTTCAGCGGCTTGCCTTCTGGTGTCCTGGTTCTTGTCGTATGCTTTATCGTGAAGTTGTTTTATCTCGTCTAATTTAAGTGGCATTATTTAACCTCTGTTTCCCATAAACAACCGTCTGGAACATTGATAATATTTCCACAATCCTTACACTTGAACTGCCAAATACCATTCATGTTGATTTCCCATGTGGTAGGGATTTCTATTTTGTTACCACACCCACATTCTATTCTAATGCAATAATCAGGCACTTTGGACTTTATACCAAACCTTGATAAGTCTCTACAAAAATCATTCATTTACCGCCTCCCTATTGCTTTAATCGGTCTGGGCATCCTTGGAATTGACTCTATCTTATTTATATCACCTTCTTTTTTAGCGAACCTTCGCATCATATATGCATACCTTTTAGCATCCAGAATGTCGTCCATTATTTCAACCCTTTTACCTCTTTCATCTCTATGATATTGCCGATGCTCTGCCATAGAATCCGGTTGCCCTTTAAATACTTTCCAAGTACCTTTCCTTTGACGATCAGCTATTTCATAAAGACCGTTTTCAACAGATACTCCACCTTTAATCCAAGTTGCATGTTCAGGAAGTAATTTAAAGCCAGCATCTAACCAGTTTTCCTTTTGCTGAGTAGCAACATCCTTACCCTTTTCATGTTGTAATCCATCGGCAGGCCAAGCAATCGGTAAACCCTCAGTCCATTTCTTTGTTGCACCCCATGCATCATTTGCACTAACCTTAGGTTGTTTCCATGAATTAGTTTCATATATTATATCATTATCAGGATCAATAGCCAACTTAATAAATGCTTGTGGATGATCATATCCAAAATCCATACCACCAATTACATTCCAAAAGGAAGGAATTTTAAACGGATCACACAGAATAAAATTATCATCTATATCATAAATCCGGCCATGTCCTAACATTGGCTCACCCTCGGATCTCATTTTCCTTTGATATGCAGGGTATTGAGCCAATAACCGTTCTTTCTTTTCTTCTGTCATGTGTGGGGCACGATCCCAACCTACTTGCAAGTAAGATTGATCTGAGGAACGATTGTCCGCAAACTGAATAACTAATTCAGTCCTGCCATTTTCAGGTGTGAATGTATATATAACCCTTCCACCCTTACCTCTATCTCCGTTTATTGTACGAGTTAACAACTGGGGCCGTATTGTCTGATCTCTTGGTTCCTCATCAACATGCACCCAATCAACAACATCACCCATGATTGCATGTTGTCCCTGTGTGTAAGACCAGAATTGAATCACCGCAACACCAAGTTTATGCTTAACC